CACATCACAATTTGATACATGGCAAGCACACGCCAAAACATTGTCAATCGAATCGTTGCAGTATGTTATTGCCGATTGCAAAAACGCACGAGATGCAATGAAAGGATGGAACCCTGAAAAGGAAAACTATTATCAAGATCAATACTTGACATATTTAGACGAACTACGAATGAGGACAGCAAAATGATCAAACTATCTAAAGCGTCTAAGATGCCTTGTCGCTCGTGGTCTTTGCAAGCTCTCGACACTTGTCCGGGTTCAAAGAAACCAGACGGCACACTGGTCGATGCTTGTGCAGGATGCTATGCCACCACAGGCAACTACAGGTTTCCTAATGTAAAAGCTCCACGAGAGCACAACAGAGAGGATTGGAAACGATCAGAATGGGTTGCTGAGATGGTCTCAGAGCTTGACAACGACCGGTATTTCCGGTGGTTTGATAGTGGCGATATGTACGATATTCGGTTGGGTCGGAAGATTTTGGAAGTCATGCGCTTGACTCCTTGGGTTCGTCACTGGTTGCCCACACGTATGCACAAGTTTGAAAAGTTCGTTTCAACCATTGATGCTATGGAATCACTTGATAACGTAGTCGTGCGGAAAAGCTCTGATAGTATCACAGGGTCAACGATTGAGGGTTTGACTACCTCGACTATCGTACCAACCAAAGAGGACGCACCAAAGGGTTCTACAGTGTGCGAGGCATACACTAGAGAGGGCAAGTGTGCCGATTGTCGTGCGTGTTGGTCAAAGGATACTCAAGTGGTCGCCTATGTTGCCCACGGTAAAAAGATGGAAAAGAACTTGATCAAGCTCAAAATGGTGGCGTGACGGTTGACAGTCTGATTGAGTGCTATATACTGAGCACTCTTTCAACAGGAGAAAAACACATGAAAACGATTAACACAGCACGATTTGAGGTCGGCATACACGACGACCACAAGCACGGTTGGTTCGAGCATCACGAGCACGGTGACGAGTACGGCGGCGGTCTCTGGTTTGATAATGACGTACTGGTTGACTATGACGGCATAGGCGGGTATCTTCCGGCTGAAATCCTTGAGGCTCTAGAGGCTGAGGGATTCAACGTGGACGACATGAGACCAGAGGAGGATTGAGATGAGAGACGATGGACGATACACGACAGTCGCAGAGGACAGTGACTACTACATCACATACGACAGCGCAGGACTGTTCAGAGTGTACAGTAAGCCATGCGGTGAGTTCGTGGAGGCTGTACGTTATGAGGTCGTGTCTTATGATGATGCGATGTTGTTTGCAACTGGATATTTAGAGGATTTACCTGATGACTGACCACGAGAACCAGTACGACCCACAGTTGCAGTGGGTGATTGATGAGGTGATCTTTGCGATCACTCAACAGAAGCACTCAGACGCTGTCTGGTTTGACGTCTACGAGACGATCACCGGCTCGACAGCAGATGAGGCTTGGGACGAATACCAACAGCAACAGAGAGCCGATGCAGAGGGCGAGGCTCGTTATGAACAGGAGCAATACGATGCTAAAACGTATTCATGTTAATCAGCACAACATACGTGCTAACAGCAAAGGTGAGGATCTTCCGGTCTTCACCGTCAAGACCTACAAAGAAAACCTCAAGGGCGAGCGTGTCGTCATTAAGGGCGACTCTGAACTGGTCTACAGCCCCGACAAGCCTCTCTCATGTGGTGCAAAGGTCTGGATTGAGACAGCGGCAGACGTTGATGTTTATTTTGGCAACTGGAGGGTCACTAGGTGAACAAGGTACCGCCTGTAGAGCGTGATCTGTTGACTGGAGGGCTCACTTTTGAGTCCGCTAGTCGATGGTGTCAATTCCTCTCTGAGGAGTTCGATTGGCAGGGCAATAGCTCACTATCAGAATATTACAAACGTCGAGCACAGGAGCTTTCTGTGGCTCCTAGCGGCTCTTTACATGATCGTCGGCTAGAGGAGGCCATCAAGACATGGAAACGATGAACTTATTCAACCTGATGGTCATCTTGACAGGTTGGACAGTAGCAATGGGTGTTGGTGCTTTCCTTGCATGGTTATTTTACGAGAGGCATGATGACTGAACGACAGGAAGACCAAGCAGTCTCTGAGTTGATTGGCGTCTTGACGCTCTTAGGGACTGCTTTAGTGGCTGTGGTAACAGTCTGTTTGATTGAAGGTATATACTTAAGTATTAAAGATTTCTTAGAGGACTAAACGATGAGATGTAGAGCGTGTAATGTTGAACTGAGTGACTATGAGTCGACCTTGAAAGACAGCCAAGGTGATGGTTACTTTGACCTGTGCTTAGAGTGCTTGACAGCAACTAGACAAGCAGTGTTTGACTCTGAACTCAAAGGAGAGTATAATGTTACTAAAGAGTACCAAGGTTCTGAGGAAGAACCTCAGGACTAATATCAAAAGGACTAACATCAAGAAGAAACTTAAGTACACTTTAGAGTTCAAGGAGTTTCGTCAAGAGGTAAAAGAATTATGTTGAACGATGTCTCAACTTCAATTATACTATTAGAATTACGGAACAGGGTCTTTGACCAGATCGAAGATCCTGAACCGCAATACGATGCCTTGCTGTCGACCATGTCGGGCAAGCATCTTTTGGAACTAGGTGCGGCTCTGCAAGACATCCGCATCGCAACACCTGAACCTAAGGAGGTCAGATAATGTCTGTAATTAACGGTACTGTCGCTTTTGCTAACCTAGCAGAGCATGAGGTCTACAACGGCCAATCAACTGGCAAATACTCAATCGTCCTTGCCCTTGACGAACCTGAAGCTGAGAAGCTGAAGGCGGAAGGTGTCAAGATCCGTGAGTACAAAAATATCCCACAGCGCAAGTTCGCTACCAAGTTCGACCAGTTCCCTGTCGTTGACAATGATGGTGAGCCTGTGAGCAAGGCGTCTGTACGCTACGGTGACAAGGTGCGTATCAAGTACAACCTTGGCAACCCTCACCCTGTCCACGGAACTTCTGTGTACTTACAGGCTGTCCGTGTTGTCGAGAAGGGGGAGATGGACATTGTGGACGATGGAGAGTTCTGAGTTCCTAGGCCATCAAGGGTGTAACAAGTGCGGGAGCAGTGATGCTCTCGCTACTTACTCAGATGGTCATGGGTATTGTTTTAACTGCCTAACTCATTTCAAGGAGGTCGACGGAGTGGAAGCTGTAGAAAGCAACATCGTCAACTACAATAAGCCTGTCGAAATGTACGGTACACCAATGGCAATCACAGATCGTCGGATATCTCTCGACACTGTGAAACGCTACGGTGTAACGTCAGACGATACAAAGCAGTATTACCCGTACTACGATAAGGACGGTAAGCTGATCGGCTCCAAGGTTCGCACAGTGGCAACCAAGGACTTCAGCACTCGTGGTGATATGCGACAGAATGTCCTGTTCGGACAACAACTGTTCAAGTCAGGTGGTCGATACGTGACTGTCGTCGAGGGTGAACTAGACGCAATGGCCGCTTATGAGATGCTTGGGTCACGCTATTCTGTGGTCTCAGTGTCCAAAGGGGCAGGTGGTGCAGTCAAAGACTTCAAGCAGAACCTAGAGTGGCTTGAGGGCTTTGAGAATGTCGTCATCTGTTTCGACAATGATCCTGCAGGTCGTGAGGCCGCAGAGAAGTGTGCTCAGGTACTCAGCCCTAACAAGGCTAAGATCGTCACGCTAGGAGCGTTTAAGGACGCCTCAGACTACCTTAAGAACAATAAGGTCAGACAATTCACTGCTGAGTGGTGGGAAGCAAAAGCCTACCGCATGACCGGGGTGATTACCCTTGAGGATGCTTGGGGTGACTTTATCAAGCGTGGCACAGAGGAGGTCATTCCCTTCCCTGAGTCATTCGGGATGCTGAACTCCATGTTGAACGGAGGTGTTGCCGCAGGAGAGATTACTGTTGTCGGTGCACTCACGTCTGTTGGTAAGACCACTATGGTCAACGAGATCGCCTATCACTTCTGGAAGAATACCAGTAAGACGATTGGCTGTGCGTTCCTTGAGGCATCCAATGGTGAAGCTGTTGAGAGTCTTCTGACTGTTCACACAGGGCACAATCTGTCCCTTGAGGATCGCAAGAACATTGACTACGATCAACTGCGGACAGATATCATCACTGACGGTCGGATCTTACTGCTAGATCATAACGGTGCTGTCGATACTGATGAGTTGTTCTTGAAGCTCCGTGCGATGGTCAAAGGCAACGGTTGTGACGTGTTGATTATCGACCCGTTACAGGCGGCAGTTACTAGCAACAGCAACGAGACCATTGACGAGTTCATGGATCGTTTGCTCAAGCTCGCCAAGGAGACCGATGTGTCAATCATTGTGGTTAGTCACATGCGGAAGCCTAGTCTGACGAATCCACACAATGTCAACGAGTACGATCTGAAGGGCTCAGGCTCGATCAATCAGATTGCATTTAATACGATTCTGTTGAGTCGTGACAAGATGGCAGAGGACGAGTATGCACGGAACAGCACACAAGTGCAGGTCGTTAAGTGTCGTCGCACAGGCATTACAGGATCGGCAGGTTGGTTGTACTACAATGCATTAACTGGTAGACTAGAAAGAGGTGAGAAACCAGAAGTTCACGAAGCAAACAACATTGAGGAGTTCTAATGCAGTGCGTGTGGGATATTGAGACCAACGGCCTCAAGCCAACTAAGATATGGTGCCTATGTGCTATCAAGGGTGACAATATGTACACGCTTGAGAACCCAACGAAAGAGATGGTTGAAGACCTATTCGCTGACGTGACGGTGCACATCGGCCATAATTTGATTGGTTACGATATCCCTACTGTTGAGCGACTCTTGAACGTGTCGATAAAAGGTGAAATCATCGACACATTGGTGATGTCACGTTTATACAATCCACAATTAGAGGGAGGACATTCACTTGCCGCATGGGGTGAGCGTCTAAACTTTCCAAAAGGAGACTATCATGATTGGTCTGCGCTTACGCCAGAAATGGTGGAGTATTGTAAGCAAGACGTTAGCGTTACTCAACGACTACACGAGAAACTCAGTGGGCTTCTTAGTGAGTTTGGAGATAACAGCATTACTCTTGAGCACTCAGTACAACGTGCAATTACAAAGCAAATCCAAAACGGTTGGCTCTTAGATGAGCGTAAGGCTACTGACTTAGTAGCAGAACTAAAGGAGAAACAATATGATCTTGAAGAAGCCGTACATGAAAAATTTCGTCCGTTACCTACGTTCATTAAAGAGATCGTACCTAAGTACAAGAAAGATGGTTCGCTTTCTTCAGTGGGACTCAAATTCTTGGGCGACAACTGGACGCAAGTAGGCGGCCCCTTCTCTCGCATTGACTGGCCTGAGTTCAACCTAGGATCTCGACAGCAGATCGGGAGGTATCTTAGGCTCTTTGGTTGGAAACCAGAGAAGTTTACGGAGACTGGTCAGGCTATTGTCGACGAAAAGACACTGGAAGCTGTTACTGATATACCTGAGGCTCAGCTTATTGCGGAGTATCTCATGGTTGGTAAGAGGATCGCACAAGTCCAATCATGGCTTGACGCAGTCGAGGATGACGGTCGAGTCCATGGACAGGTCAACGCAATCGGAGCAGTCACAGGACGTATGACACACAGCAGTCCTAACATGGCTCAAGTGCCTGCCGTAGGAGCACCCTATGGCTACGAATGTCGTGCCTGTTGGATTGTGCCAGAAGGTCACAAGCTCGTCGGTGTGGACGCTTCAGGGCTAGAACTTAGGATGCTTGCATCATTCATGAACGACAAGGAGTATACTAATGAAATCCTTAACGGAGACATTCATACAACAAATCAGCGAAATGCAGGATTGTCTACACGATCTCAGGCAAAAACATTTATATACGCCTTCCTATACGGAGCAGGAGACGCTAAAATCGGCTCTATTGTGGATGGCAGTCAGAGGACTGGAGCGAGACTTAGACAACGCTTTCTCGAAAATACTCCCGCACTTGCAGAGCTTAGAGAAAGAGTCTCAATTGCCTCACAGCGAGGCTACCTCAGAGGATTGGATGGACGATGCCTTCACATCAGAAGTGAACATTCTGCCCTGAATACACTCCTTCAGTCTGCCGGGGCAGTCGTTATGAAGAAAGCTCTAGCAATCTTCACAGAATATGCTCCTAAGTGGAATCTGACGTACAAGCTCTTGGGGTCAATCCACGATGAATACCAGATAGAGGCACCTGAGAAACACGCTGACAAAGTTGGTTGGCTGATGGTTGAGTCCATCAAGGCCGCAGGGATAGCATTGGATCTCAAGTGTCCTCTTGATGGTGAATATAAAGTTGGAAATAATTGGGCAGAGACCCATTAATGTGTTATACTATTAGAATAGTAACAGGAGAACGATATGACTCAGATTTACACTTTAGAAGATTTTGAAGAGCGTTTGTCAGAACTAGCGATAGGGACTGAAGACGTACAACAACTCATGGACTTTGTTAGTCGCTTAGAGGCTCGCTATCGATGGCAGTCCAGACGAGTTGAAACTGCGGCTGTACTTTTAGGCCACAATATGATCGACGAGGCCTTAATGGAAGAAGATAATGGATAAATCAATTTACACACTAGTAGATGACATCTACGCCCTGATGGAGAACCGTAATACTCCTAAGGACGTAGACGTTGATGCGGAGATTGAACGCTTTGGTGAGGCTATGAAAGACCTCATGAAGAAAGAGTTCAAGCCATCCATGCGTGATGGTCGCAAGCTCCGCTTGTCTGCCATTGGTAAGGATGATCGTCAGCTTTGGTACTCTGCGAACAAATACTCGCAAGAGAAGATGAAGCCTCATAACTACATTAAGTTCATGTACGGGCATATGATTGAAGAACTGATTCTGTTCTTGACTCGTATGGCAGGACATACCGTAGAAGACGAACAGAAACTTTGTGAGGTTGAGGGTGTCAAGGGCTCTATGGATGCCCGTATTGATGGTCGACTGGTTGACGTGAAGTCAACTTCAACCTACGGCTTCAAGAAGTTCAAGGACGCTACGCTTGCTTTTGACGACCCCTTTGGCTATGTAGCTCAGCTAAAAGCCTACGCTCACTCTGAGGGTGACACTAAGTACGGATGGATTGCTATTGACAAGCAGAATGGTCACCTGTGTTACCTTGAGTATGATGAGGAAGACACACAGGCTCCGGTTCACTCTGTGATTAGTTATGACATCGCTGAGCGAGTACGCCATGTAAAAAAGGTGGTGGAGCTTCCAGAACCTCCGTCCTTCTGTCACGAGCCCGTGGACGATGGGAAGTCTGGAAACAAAAAGCTCGCTACGGGTTGCTCGTATTGCGGCTACAAGCTCCACTGTTACCCCACCTTAAGAGGATTTATCTATTCTACTGGTGTAAGGTTTTTAACAGAGGTTAAGAATGAACCTAAGGTTCCTGAGTTGCAACTGAAGGAGGTCTAATGTCAGACATCAATCCAAAAACAAAGAAGAAGTTTTATTACAAAGACAACCCTGAGGCAGTCCGTAATCGTGATGCAAATCGTATGTACGTCAACGGAAAGGAGGTGTCTAAAAAACACCCACTGCACAAACCCGGTCGTTATCGTATGCTTGATGATGCATGGAGTCATTGTGAGATTGATGAGAAAAGCACTGAAGGAGTAGTCTACATCATTCGCAACAGCGCATGGCCTGAGTGGCAAAAGATTGGTAAAGCCGTGGATGCGGAAGACCGACTCAAGGGCTATCAGACAGGATCACCTAAGCGTAATTATGAGTTAGTACACGCAGAATGGTTCTCTGATCGCCATACTGCAGAGAAAGCAATTCATAGTATGCTTGAGCAACATAAGCATTGCCATGAGCGTCGAGGTGAGTGGTTTAAGTCCTACGACTCCGTAATCAAGGAGGTTATGCGTGAGTACAAAGAAACGCAAGGGCAAGCCTCCTAAGGGCTACGATAGTTGGTTTGAGTATGAGTTGCACACAGGCGTACTCAAGCCGTGCCAGTACCACACTGGTCTGGTTCACTACACACAGGAGAAAGTATACGAACCAGACTTTGCAATAGGGGACTTCCTGATAGAGGCCAAGGGTCGCTTTAGGGACTCTGAAGAAGCACGAAAGTATGTAGACATACGAAAGAGTTTAATATTTGAAGAGTTAGTGTTTGTGTTTTATCACCCAGACACACCAATGCCAAGAGCAAGGAGACGTAATGATGGGACTAAGTTCACAATGGCTGAATGGGCTAACAAGAATGGTTTTAGGTACTACACTGTCGAGACCATTACTGAACTTCTTAAGGAAGCGGAAGTATGCTAACATTTACCGATGTGTGTGACCGCTTGAAACAACAGGACGAGATCAGTGTCCTTGAGGTGCTTGAGATCACCTCAGAGGAACTGGTCGATAGATTTAATGACAAGATTGAAAACAAACTAGATTACTTTTTGGAGGACTTAGAAGATGAGTCGTAGATTTGATAGCGTCTTTGAAGATGAAGATGACAAAGCGTACATGACGTTTGAGTTTCGCAACTGTGGTAAGACTGTCACATTGGATAACAAGTATGATTATGACGTTACTTGGAATGAAATCCTAGAAGATGTCGTACAGTGTCTTGAGGGTTCCTATGGTTACTCTTTTGACATAAAGGACTTCAGTATTTACACAGGTAAGTCCGATGAGTGACCTGAGTGAAATGGCCCGTGAGTATCAACTTGGCGGTAGTCATTATACTGACAAGAAGATACAGCCTTGGGACGCAATGGAATGTTGGATGTCTGAAGAGCAGTTTAAAGGATTTATCTTAGGTAATGTTATCAAATACATGGCACGTTTTCAGGAGAAAGGTGGTAAGTTAGACTTACAAAAGGCCAAACACTATCTGGACAAACTGATAGAATTGTGGTAAAATAGTAGGTTCGCTCCGGTGCTTTATCGGAGCAACCACACAAGAAAAATACTGGAGAAGTGAATGACTGACTACTTAGGGATAACGATAGATGTTGAAAGAGATAATCGCCTCAGCGACCAAGCAGTTAAACTTATGGAAGACTACTATATGCTCGACCATGAGCAATCCCCTCAGGAGGCTTTTGCTCGTGCTAGTGTGGCCTATTGTGGCGGTGACCTCGATTTTGCACAGCGTATATACGACTATGTGTCAAAAGGGTGGTTCATGTTTGCAAGCCCTATCCTCAGCAATGCCCCGGAACCGAACGGAAAGATACGTGGCCTCCCTATTAGCTGTTTCCTTACTTACGCG